CAACCTTCGAACTACGATGCTAAGGCAAGTATTCGCGAACGTGCTGGATTTAGCAAACAAGCTACTGAAATGGCGTTCTTCCGTGAATCAATGCGCTTGGGCGAAAAAGACCGTCAACAACTTCAATTGTTATTGACTCAAAGTCAAGGAATGGCTCAACCAATCATCACTCAGCTTTACAATGACACTAAAAATCTTGTCGACGGTGTAGAGGCGCAAGCCGAATACATGCGTATGCAGTTGCTTCAGTACGGTAAATTTACAGTTAAATCTACCAACAGTGAAGCTCAGTATACCTATGATTACAACATGGACGCTAAACAACAATACACCGCAGCGAAGAAATGGACTGACCGTACTACATCCGATCCTATCGCCGACATTTTGGCGGCTATGGACGACATGGAAAACCGTACAGGTGTTCGCCCTACTCGTATGATTATGAACCGTAACACCTACAACAACATGACGAAGAGTGACTCAATTAAGAAAGCTCTTGCGATTGGCGTTCAAGGGTCATGGGAAAACTTCATGCTATTAGCTGCGGACGCTGAAAAGTTCATTGCCGAGAAGACTCAACTTCAAATCGCGGTGTACTCTAAGAAGATTGCACAATTCGCTGACGCCGACAAATTGCCTGACTCAGGTAACATTCGTCAGTTCAACTTGATCGATGATCACGTCGTTGTCCTTCTTCCTCCAGATCCAGTTGGTCACACTTGGTACGGAACTACTCCAGAAGCGTTTGACCTCGCATCAGGTGGAACAGACGCACAGGTTCAAGTCCTTTCAGGTGGACCTACTGTCACTACCTACATGGAAAAACATCCAGTGAACGTGGTGACCGTCGTTTCTGCGGTAATGATCCCATCATTCGAAGGGATCGACTATGTTGGGGTTATTAAAACCAACGAAGGCTAATTTTAGGAGGTAATTTATGGCTACACTAAAAGCGTTAAGTACGTTGATTGTCTCCGGGAGTGTAGCGCATACGGGTTCAGTGTTTCATTGTCCCGATGCGCTTGCTACTTCCCTTGTCGAAAGTGGTTTGGCTTTCGAACTGAAGGAAGCAGAGGGTACGGACGTTACTACGGATAGTTCAGTTTTAGATGACGAGGATGAAGTCGAAAAAATGCGACAAGAGTACGCAGCTATGACCGTTCCTCAACTCGCTGAACTGGCGCAGGCTAACGGTATTGACCTAACTGGACTCACTCGAAAAAGTGAATACATTGACGCCCTTATTGACTACGAACTAGGAGAATAAAATGGCAAATCAAGCGGATATTGACTTGGTTAAGGCGAACATAGGGAACCACGACTCCCCTAACCCTTACCCAGAAGAGTACATCTCCGCTCTTTTAGATCATCACAAGTCCGTTGCGTATGTAAGCTATAAATTATGCCTTCTTAAAACACGAAACGACGTGGTGACTCTTGGACCTATTAGTTTGAAAGGGGACGCAGACTACTGGAAGCAAATGGCTCAGTTCTTTTATGACGAGTACAAAGCCGAGCAGCAAGAGCAAGACCTTTCATCTAGTTCAGGTTCCACTATCTTAATGAAAAGGGCGGACGGAACATGACCTATGACATCCACTACGTTAAGGCTCAAGTTCGTCGAGCTATTGAGACTGCACCAACGCAGATAAAAGTGACCCGGGACGCATGGATCAGTGACGGTTACGGAGGAAAAAAGCGTGATCCTAAAGGAAGTAACGTTTTAGAGAACGCAACTTGTTTATTCGATAACACTACGACCCCAGACCTACTTTCAAATGCTACGGACGCAGGTAGAATCTTTGCTCAAAATGGGATTAAGATCTTTATTATGTATGAAGACGGCAACGCTATCAAACCCGCTGATACTGTTACGGTCATTCAGTCAGGGCGCCGATATCGTGTCGTCGAAGTACATAACATTTTAGAGCAAAATATTGTAATTGAACTAAAATTGGAGATAAAGGACTAATGGCTGAACTTGTATGGGATCCTAGCGAGTTTGTTCAGTCCTGCGAACAGTACCGAAGCAAGTTCCTTGTATCTGTTTTATTAGTCTGTGAAATAGCTTCAACTAAGATGGAGGCTTACGCAAAATCGAACGCGATTTGGACAGACCGAACTGGTAACGCTCGTCAAAAGCTACGAGGGGAAGCCGCATGGGTCAGTAAGGATCAAATTATGATTGCAGTGTCTCATCATATGAGCTACGGCTTTTGGTTGGAACTAGCGCACGGACGTAAGTACAAGATACTAGAACAGTCTATTGAAGACAATGTCGAGGAACTGTTTAGGGCTCTAAAACGACTAGTCAGCTAGGAGGATGAAATGACAAAACGTACTTCAATGATGGACAGGCTAAAGGAGATACTACCAACTTACCAACTGTCACCTACGCCTATGTTTCCTGGACTTCAGTTCGGCGAAACGGAGGAAGAATTAGACCGTCCAGATGATTACATTGTACTTCGATTCAGTCATCGAATGCCTAGTGCTACCAATCGTCTAGGAAGTTTTGCCTATTGGAAGGTTCAAATCTACGTCCACTCTAATTCAATTATAGGGATAGACGATTACGGTCAAAGAGTTCGAGAACTGATCAAAGAAATGGGTTACGAGGTAACGTATTCGGAGACAGGTGACTACTTTGATACGATGTTATCTCGTTATAGACTAGAAATCGAATATAGAATACCACAAGGAGGAAATCTATAAATGAGTAAGGATATTCTTTACGGAATTAAGTTTGTCGAAATTGAAGAACTTGACCCACTCACTCAGCTACCAAAAGTTGGTGGATCTAAGTTTACCGTCGACACCGCTGAAACTGCGGAACTCGAGTCAGTAACCTCGGAAGGTACGGAAGATATCAAGCGCAATGATACTCGTATTCTTGCGATTGTGCGTACGCCAGACCTTTTGTATGGTTACGATTTAACATTCAAGGACAACACGTTTGACCCTGAAATTATGGCATTGATTGAAGGTGGTACTGTTCGCAAAGTGAACGAAGCTATCGCTGGATATGACTCACCAATGCTTGCACAAGGCGCAACAAATATGAAGCCATTTAGGATGAATATCTATGTGCCTAACTATGTAGGAGACTCTATCGTCAACTACGTCAAAATCACTTTGAACAACTGTACTGGTAGCGCTCCAGGATTGAACATCGGTAAAGAGTTCTATGCACCTGAGTTCAAAATCAAAGCCCGCGAGGCTACTAAAGCTGGACTTCCTGTTAAGTCAATGGACTACGTTCCTACACTTCCTGCTATCCTTCGCAATGTGAAGTATGATTTAGCTGGTGGTAACGGAACGGCTAATCCTGTCAAAGTAGAAGTAGGTAAAAAGGTAACTCCTAAACCTGCGGATCCTACACGAACAGACGGCAAAGTCTTCAAGGGTTGGAAGATCCAAGGTGAATCCACTATGTGGAACTTCGATACAAGTGTTATGCCTGACCGCGATATTACACTTGTCGCACAATACGCATAATTTTAGAAAGGTACTGCTATGAATAACAACATTATCACCGCTGAACAATTTCGTCAAAAATCGTTCCAAGTCATCCCTCTTCCAGGGTTCGGGAAAAACGCTGAACCGATCTACGTTCAAATTCGCTCCGCTGGGGTAATGAACTTGATTGCGAACGGTCGCATCCCTAATACCCTTTTAGGTAAGGTAACTGAACTTTTCGGTGAAACACAAGAAGTCACTAAAGACAACTTGGACATGAAGTCTATTACAGACGACCAAAAACGCAAAGCCTTGGAAAAACTGAACAAAAGTGATTCAGGGATCCAGGACATGGCCGAGCTATTGCGTGTCTTTGCGGAGGCAGCATTGGTTCAACCTACCTATGCAGAAATTGGGGAGTACATGACGGATGATCAGTTGATGACGATCTTCAGCGCCATGTACGGAGAGGTAGCTTCGGCGGAGTCCTTTCGTTCAAACGAAGGAAATGTCTAATGTCATAGCAGTCGCTACTGAATTTCATATTAGACCTAGTGATGTCGTAGGGCTAACCACAGATATTGGACGTTATTGCTTCGATACTGCGGCCGTAGCCTACATTCGCTACATCGCGGACGATAAGACTCCTAGGTACCCTGGAGACGAGAAAAAGAATCCAGGTTTGCAAATGCTAATGGAGTGACTTTATTTAGTCGCTCCTATTTTTATTGAATAGAAAGGAAGATATATGGATTTTGGATCAATAGCAGCTAAAATGACGCTAGACATTTCAAATTTCACAAGTCAATTGAACTTGGCTCAAAACCAGGCTCAACGACTAGCGGTTGAGTCGTCCAAATCCTTCCAAATCGGTTCAGCGTTGACGGGCATGGGTAAGGTACTATCTACTGCCGTCACGCTACCTCTTTTAGGTATAGCTGCGACTTCCATTAAGGTAGGGAACGAGTTCCAAGCACAGATGTCCCGGGTACAGGCTATCGCAGGGGCAACAGGTGGAGAACTTGACCAGATGAAACGTCAAGCGATTGAACTCGGTGCTAAGACGGCCTTCAGTGCTAAAGAGGCTGCGCAGGGTATGGAGAACCTCGCTTCAGCTGGTTTCCAAGTGAACGAGATCATGGACGCTATGCCGGGTGTACTTGACTTGGCTGCCGTATCTGGAGGAGATGTAGCAGCAAGTTCCGAGGCGATGGCAAGCTCCCTACGAGCGTTTGGATTAGAAGCAGGACAAGCGGGACACGTCGCGGACGTATTCGCACGAGCTGCCGCAGATACGAACGCTGAGACCGTCGACATGGCCGAAGCGATGAAGTATGTCGCACCGGTTGCTCATTCGATGGGATTAAGTTTAGAAGAGACCGCAGCGTCTATCGGTATTATGGCCGACGCAGGTATCAAAGGTTCACAAGCAGGTACGACACTTCGCGGAGCCTTGTCTCGTATTGCTAAACCTACTAAGGCGATGGTTAAATCCATGGATCAGTTAGGAGTATCGTTCTACGACGCAAATGGTAAGATGATCCCACTTCGGGAACAAATTGCTCAACTGAAAACGGCTACCGCCGGACTTACGCAAGAAGAACGGAACCGACACCTCGTAACCTTGTATGGTCAAAACTCCCTCTCAGGTATGCTTGCACTACTCGACGCAGGGCCGGAAAAATTGGATAAGATGACAAATGCTCTTATCAACTCCGATGGAGCTGCAAGGGAAATGGCCGAGACTATGCAAGACAACCTTGCTAGTAAGATTGAACAAATGGGAGGAGCGTTTGAATCCGCAGCGATTGTCATTCAACAAATTTTAGAACCTGCACTGACGAAGGTCGTAGGTGGGATCACTAAACTTATTGAAGCGTTCCTTAATATGTCTCCCGTAGGTCAAAAGATGGTAATCATTTTCGCCGGAATGGTCGCAGCACTTGGACCTCTATTGCTAATAGCTGGAACAGTGATAACGACAATGGTGAAACTTCGAATAGCTATGCAATTCTTAGGACCTGCGTTTATGGGAACGATGGGTACGATAGCTCTGGTAGTCGCCGCATTCTACGCCCTAGTCGCCGTCTTTATGATAGCCTACACTAAGTCCGAGAAGTTCCGGAACTTTATCGATAGCTTAGCGCCTGCTATTAAGAAGGGTCTAGGAGTAGCCGTAGAATGGACGGCAGAGAAATTGAAAGTCCTTTGGGAGTGGTTACAAAAAGCCACTGAAAAGGTAAAAGAGTTCGGTTCAGCTATTAGTTCGAAAGTAGCTAATACCTTACAACAATTTGGTATCAACTTAGGACAAGCAGGATCCTCAATTGGTTCATTCATTAGTAGTGGACTTGAACGGCTAGGAGGCGCTTTCGGTAAGGTAGGAGGGGTCATGTCGATCGCTGCTTCCGTACTGACTAAGGTAGGACTTGCGTTCTTTGGGATTACAGGTCCTTTAGGTCTCGTCATTAGTCTCGTAGTTTCATTCCTTACCGCTTGGGCTCGTACAGGTGAACTGAACGCTGATGGTATTACTCAAGTATTCGATAACTTGACTAGCACTATCCAAGGCGCCGCAGATGCTATCAATCAATACTTGCCTATTTTCGTTCAAAAAGGAACCGAAATTTTAGTTAAGTTGATCGAAGGTATAGCTACTGCTATCCCGGGTGTTGTGTCCGTTATTTCACAGGTAATCGAATCCTTGGTACAGACAATATCGACAGTCTTACCAACAATACTGGCAGCAGGGGTTCAAATCCTAACGGCTCTAATAAACGGTATTGCACAAGCGTTACCTACAATTATCCAAGCAGCGATCCAAATTATTATGGCGTTATTTAACGGCCTTATTCAAGCGTTACCAACGATTATTAGCGCAGCGATACAAATCATCCAAGCTCTTATTCGAGGACTTGTAGAGGCTCTACCTGCTATCATAGAAGCGGCGTTACAAATCATCACAGGACTTGTCCAAGGACTAATCCAAGCACTGCCAATGATTTTAGAAGCAGCGTTACAAATCATTATGGGACTTGTGAACGCTTTGATTGAAAATATCGGCCCTATCCTAGAGGCAGGTATCCAAATCCTTATGGCGCTTATCCAAGGACTCATTCAAATGATCCCGGAACTTATTGTAGCAGCGATTGAAATTATAACGACGTTATTGACTTCAATCTTGTCAAACTTGCCTCAACTACTTGAAGCGGGTGTCAAATTACTACTTGCGTTGATACAAGGGCTAATCCAAATGATCCCGCAGCTACTCGCTGGAGCGATTCAAATTATGATGGCGTTACTCAAAGCTATTGTAGACTACGTTCCTAAACTTCTCCAAGCAGGGGTTCAACTTCTACAAGCATTGATCCAAGGTATCGCCTCCCTAATAGGGTCACTCGTCTCTACAATCGCCTCTATGATGGGTCAAGTGGTAAGTAAGATCGCAAGCTTCTTAGGACAGATGTTATCTGGAGGAGCGAACTTAATTCGAAATCTTATTAGCGGTATCGGTTCCATGATCGGTTCCGTAGTAGGTAAGATTAGTTCAATGGGTAGCTCCATGATCTCAAGTATCACGGGATTCGCTGGACAAATGGTAAGCGCCGGAGTGAACTTAGTTCAAGGGTTCATCAATGGTATCGGTTCGATGGTAAGCTCGGCCGTAAACGCTGCGGCGAACATGGCTAGCAGTGCATTGAACGCCGTCAAAGGCTTCCTCGGTATCCACTCACCATCTCGTGTGATGGAGAAAATGGGGGTATATACTGGACAAGGTTTCGTAAACGGTATTGGTAACATGATTAGAACTACACGTGACAAGGCTATCGAAATGGCTGCAACAGTTACGGA